ACCTAGTAAATCTATATAGATAATACTAGGTTGTGTGACAAAAACTAAACGGGGCCGTGACATTATCAAAAATTGGTGGTAGAATGTGCAAAACACTGTTTATATATAAAACAGCGGCGCGAAGCGCAGAGGGGGGTCTACCCCACTGGGGGGATACTACCCCCCCCTAGGGTAGACCCTTAACAGGACACAGCGCCCCACCACCCCCGAACAACCCCTGCGAAATCCATCCGAGCCCAACGGTGCGCTTTCAGTTCGAGCTAGTACCCGCCCCACACCCAACACCCCTGTACTATCTCGAAATGCCTTAGGGCATCGCACCGAGTTGCTCTCCTGTCTTTCTTCGGAATTGTTCGGCCAACCCTGTTCTAGTGAACAGGGTTAGTTCTACCACCCCAACAGCAGTCGGGCGTTGCCCGACATACAGGAACCCACCACCACGCGAATTCCTGGCAATCTAAGCTCCGCGCAGGTGGGGGGAAAAGATTTCCCCCCAGCGATGAGTCAATTTCGGAGCTAAGATTGCAGTAAGGAATTCTTCCCCCACCACAGCACCTTCATCGTCCTACCGACAGCACAGAGATGTCTTCGATAACTACCTCGAAGCCATCGGCTATCGGGAGAACGATGAAATGCTTCATAGTGGCCCTTCGGGTGGATAATGCGCCACATGTTTGGTGTCGCATTATCCAAAAAAAATCAACCTTTGCTTATTTTAGTTGATTGATTTGATTTTTTTCCTCTCTCTCTCCACAGATGCCTCAATTTAAATCGGTGGCTAAACAATCTCGTTCGAGATTGTTTAACCATGTCATGCACGGATGAGTTGTTCTTAGGACTAAAGAACAACTCATCCTGAGCGGAGTCGAATGAGGCGGCGAATTGGATGGCTTTGATAACTACATCAAATCCATCCAAGCGCCGGCTCACCGCAGGGGACCTGCGGCAAGTCCCATGGCGTTACCAGATTTGTGTGCGATGCTTTCAAGCTACCGCTTGAAGCACGCGAATACACAAATCCAAGACATGTCAAGGCGGTGAAGCATACCTTGACATATCTTGCCGCCAAGGGCGGTGGCCGATTTCCCTTGATCCATCTCTGGAGCGAGAGCGCACCAGAGCCTACCCGACCGGGGTTTTGACCCCGAGGAGTAAGAATGATTATCGAAGTTCAGACTTGCCCGAAGTGCGGCGTGGCCACCGAGTCCCACATCGAAGAAGATCCGATGGCCGAGGAGTTCCGCGTGCGGGAGGGCGGAAAGCGCTTCGTCCACGTCCAATTCGAGGAGGTCTGCTGGCCCTGCGATCCCGTCGCCCAGGAGGTTGCGCGGGAGAACGCGAGGATCGGTGAGGAGTACGAGGCGTCCTCCGCCATCCACCGCAATCCGTGGCCGGACCCTTTCGCCGCTGACGACGACGACGATCTGGAGGACGACCTGCCCTTCTAGCCTTGCGAGGTTTAGCCACCCAGCCTTCGGGTTGGGTGGCTTTTCTCGTGCGACTGTGGGGATTCGCCCCGCAGTCACCTTCAACTCAACGGGGTCTCAACCCCGAGGAGTCAGTATGAGTAACGAAGCATCCCAGAAGGCCGCAGTACTCGCAGTCAACGACGCGACTCGCGAGTCCAGAGCCGCGTTCATCGACGCATCCACAAGTCTGGGGATGGCCCGATCCTCCATCGTGGGCCTTGATGGAAACGCCTCGAACTACCTCCAGGCGATCCTCACGGAGGCGATTGACACCCTCCTGACGAAGGACCACCAGCCCAAGGCCAAGTTCGGCAAGGACGACGATGGCTGGGCCTCAGTTCGAGCCGCTCGTAACGACCTGTACTTCGACCTCCGTAAGAGGACTCGCGAGGCCGGTAAGGCCCAGTACGACTGGGACAAGAAGCACGGCTGTCTCAAGACGGACCGGGAGCAGAAGCCCAGAAGCCGGAGCGACTACGGGAAGGCGGCCCGGCAGAACATCCTGAACAAGGCCGACGACATCCGCAACATCTTCTGGTCCCTTCAGTTCCCGGATATGGCCACGGATGTCAGGGCGATCCTGAGGCTGGACGCCAACGGGGTCAGGTCCAAGTGGGCGAAGGTTAGCGAGGTTGCCGGAAGGGTCGTGAACTACCACATGGACAACACCAAGGTGCCCGTTGGGCACCCGGTGGGCCACCCTTCCGACATCTGGCTCCTCCGAGGCAAGGTGTCCGACTACGAGTGGACCGAGCACGAAGACGGCACCAAGACCACGACCATCCGCTGGGGCGGCAAGGACAGGGAGTACGACACCGAAATCGTGCTCCTTCCCCCCATGCCGCTGAAGGAGGCCAACGCCAAGATCGACGCTCACAGGATCATCCACCAGAGGGCGCAGTCCAAGGCCGCGTCTGACATCAAAGAAATCCGGGCCATGGTGATCCCGGAAGAGCAACTCATCCCGTCCTCGGCGGACAACGAGTAATCCTCTAACCACTGGCGGGGGCCGGGCTAATAACCCGGCTCCCGCTTTTTTTTGTTCCGCTCCCAAGGTTCGAGTCCGGGGGCCAGGCCAACTGGCGTTGAGCCCCCCGCAACCTTCGATGTATCTCTACCTCTGCGTCGGGGCCCCTCCAACGCTCTCCCACCCAGCCCCAACTAAAGGACCACGCGCACCAGTCGCAAGCTCCTTGCGTGGCCATGATTCCCCACCACCCAACCCCGGCCCCACCCCACCCCGCCCAGGGTCGCGTTGAGGTACGGGTCGGCGCAATGGGGGGAAAATTTTTTCCCCCTTGCTTAGTAGTACCCCCATCTAGAGGGGGCAGGATGAGGTACGGGTCGCCAAGGCTTTGGGTTAGGTGAGGTTTTTGGGGGAGAAGTTTTCTCCCGCCCCCCTATACCTAGTTTTAAGGGCTGTTCCTAACCCCTATGCCTTACTAGCTGACGACCACATGGCGAGCTTGTCCATCAGCTCTTTCTCTAGGTCGTCTGATGACCGGTTCTCGAACGTGACGTGGGTAGATTCTTCGAACAGTCCCCCCGCCTTACCTAGTAGTTCAAGTGCCCTGATCCTGTTGGACGGGGAGTTGTTTCCGTCTACGGCTTCGGCCCTGAGCTTCTGGATAATCCAGTCGTTGCTTAGCTTTTCGTGCGCTTGCTTCGCTACCTTGGTGTCAGACTTGAGCGCTTCGATAGCTTCCTTCACCCGTGGATTCTTGGCGAGCTTGGAGCTGTTGTTCCACACCACCTGCTTGCTCATCTTGCTCGCATCGTACGCCTTACGATAGGCCTCCGCGTAGGAGTGTCCCTTCGCTACAAAGCCTGCGAAAGCAGACTGCTTAGGCGTAATCGTGGGTGGGTTAGGCATACAGCATGATATCATTAGGGATTTGTTAGGTCAATGGGAAAAATTTTCCCCCCTTACTTCTCGCCACCCGTCAGAATTTAACCCCCCCTTGTTGGAGGTTGACAAAATACTTGTTTTTAGGTATATTTATATGTAGTCGAGAAAAGCGCCCAACCTAGAGGGGGTCGGGCCAGTACCGGGGGAAAAATTTTCCCCCTCTGACAGGAGCCAGAGAGTGAGCGATGAGGTCAGGCGGTACGTCCCCGCCTGTCTCCAGAGGATCTCTCCACCGCATTGGGTGCGAGCCAAGAACGCAAAGACTGTGCGTCAGGCGTACCGCATCATCAAAGAGGTGGAGGACCACCTGCCGTTCCCGTTGCCTGAGCCTAGAGAGGCCATGAGTGAGGCGTCGGTACAGCGTAGGCGGTCGCCTGTGGAGTTCATGGGGCGGACAGCAAAAGGGGGAAAAATTTTCCCCTCCACGGCGCGCAAGCGCAGGGATGGCGAGCGGCCAGTAACACGACGGCGAGTCAAGCCTGAGGACATCAAGGTTGTGAAGGTTGAGGCCTCACCCAAGGCCAAGGCCGCACCACTTCACAGCTACAGGCGGTTACCCAAGTGTTACATCGGTGACGTTCTACCGGACGGGACGTACCAGTACGGACCTGGCCGTCAGCCTAACGAAGCGCGAGGGCCTGCGTCGGAGGCTGTAGCGCCCACGTTGGACGAGTGGGCAGACAAGAACCAACGAGACTTCGACAAGTGGGACGAGGCTTCGGCGTGCTCTGTGTGTGGCGAGCCGATAGCGCCCGAGCGATTGGCCGCTATCCCTGACACGACCGTGTGCGTGTCATGCACGACAGCCAAGAAGGTTCTTGGTACGATGGTCCCGAGCAACGGCAAGTGTGGTATGACGTTGCAGTTGGTGGCCGGCGAGGACAAAGCCGGTCAGGAGTTACTCAGGAAGCAGATCAAGCGGACCCGCCATTCGGGTTGAACCAGTAACGGGGGAAAAGTTTTCCCCCCTTAGCAGGAGGAGTGAGATGAACCAAGGTTTTGTCGTGTACTCATCAGATCCTACCGAATCGCTGATTCTCAGAGACGTTCGGAGGAGTGGCAACTACGTCCATGCGTCAGTCACGGAATGGACGGGGCGCGGAAGCCCTCCAAAGGTGCGGGGGCGCGTGGTTATTCAGGTTCACCCTGTGTACTACGAGGATGACCCTGTTTCCATCAAGGTCGAGTCGGGGTACGAATGTCCCCGCTGTTTGTGGGAGCCATCGGGTGAGCCGTCGTCGGGTGACACGCTCAGGTGCATGAGGTTTCTGGGCGAGAACCCTGAAGTAGTGCGTGCCGCAATCTCAACCGCAATGGAGGAGGAGTGACATGAACGTAGTATTTCGTGCTAACGCAAGCGGAGTGAGTAAGCCCAACGTCCAGAGGAGGGTGCGGTTCTCTGACCGCAAGGTCAGATACCCCCGTGTCATTCCGGGTGCGGTGCTGTGCCGGTGTGGCAGGAAGCCCGGTGTTGTTTTGGTGGACGGCGATTCGGGGGTCGAAGTCCCTGTGTGTGCCGTGTGTATGTTCGGACTTGAGTATAAGGAGGAGTGACATGAGGAATGTTCTTGAGTTGAGGAGAAATCAGCAAGGCACCGTCAAGGCATGGGAGAACGGTAAGCCCTTCGGGGAGCGGGGCGACTCCATCTGGACAGATGGCGACGGGATCTACTCCTACGCTACATGGATCGTGTGCTGTGACTTCTCCGCTATGTGCGAGGAATTCTGTTGGACTTGGAATGGTGACTATTGGACGTGCGACCAGTGCTCAGATTACTGGTGTGCGAACGGCCCCCGGTATCTGTTCAACGCCACGAAGTACAGCACAACAACCACGATCCACCAGAACGCGATCCGCGCATACATGGAGAGCGAAGGCTACAGCCTGAAGGTGTACGACAAAGAACCAAGGGGCACCACCCGAACCAGAGTGGGAGAAGTGAGATGAGTAAGCCAAGCGACGGGTACCACTCCAATGAGGAGTGGACGCACGACACCTACGAGCGACACGACTTTGAAAACCTCGCGGACAAGTTGGAGCATTTCGCAAAGGGTAAGCACATACCCAAAACGCTCCGCAAAAATATGTTCGCGACGGCTTGGCGCATGAAGCAGTACGCTCGAAGAGGTACGGCATCGTTCGGGGTGTAAACAATCAACCGACAAATAATATTTGTCACCAAGAGGAGGAAGGAACGATGGGACTCGACATGTATCTAAAGGCTCGCAAGCATGTGGGCGGCTACAAGTTCCAAGATGAACCAGAGCAGAAGGTGTTCGCAGATGTGATCGAATCTGTGGGCATGGGTTCGCACTTCGATCAGGAGTCGCCCTCCGCAACGGTCACTGTCACGGTGGGCTACTGGAGGAAAGCGAACGCGATCCACAAATGGTTCGTTGACAACTGCCAAGGCGGCGTAGATGAGTGTCAGGAGTCGTATGTGCGTCGCGACCAGTTGGGGGAGCTTCGGTCGCTGTGCCTTGAAGTCCTCGACCTCGTTCATGACGGGAAGGTTGACGGCTCCCAGATCCTGCCCACTCAGTCGGGCTTCTTCTTCGGAAGCACTTCTTACGACGACTGGTACATTCAGGACCTTGAGGCGACCGTGGATATCATCAACCGAGCCCTCTCAATCCCAGATCCGGAGGGGTCTTTTACAAAGGTCAACTTCTACTACGAAGCCAGCTGGTGATCCTGAAGCAAAAAACAATCAGAATCTCTGAAGAGGAATGAGATGGGAGGAGTGCGATGAGTAGGTGCGTGATCTGTGGTGAGTTGATCGTGGGGTACGGGCACAACGCTGTGCCTGTCCGTGACGGTAGGTGTTGCGATGTCTGCAATGACTTCCGTGTCATTCCCGCAAGGTTGAAGGCTGTTCTTGGAGTCCAAGTAGACGGGGGAAAAGTTTTCCCCCCCAACGAGGAGGTCAGCAATGACTGACAAGCGCAGGTTTATTGAGGTGTTTGAGGGTAGCGCCGACAGGCCGAGGGTTCGGTCTATTGAGGTGTGTATGGAGTGCGGGAGGCAAGCACCCATGGGAGGAGACAACCCTGACCGTGTGTGCAAGGGTTGCGACGATGGCCGGAATGGCCGGTGGATTTCGCGGGGAACCAATACCAATAACCAAGGAGCAGGACATGAGAACCCTTAAGCATTTCAAAATCACCATGACGTGCACAGACCGTGATGATCAGTCGCATCTGTCCGTGGATAAGGAGATTGTGACAGCCAACATGAACAACGCTCAGGTCGAGGCCCACAAGCTATTGAACCGACTGGAGGACAGCTTTGGCCTTACTGTCGATCAAGTCATTGTCCGTGAGATTTACAAGGGGGCGGGGGAGTTATGATTGCGGTAGAAGTAGATGTGCCCAATGATTGGGAAGTCAGGTGGCCGTGCTCCCGCCTAGCGGGTAAGCACATTCGGGTGGTACAGGACAGCCACGGAGATCTCTTGGAGTTTGAGGTGGACGAGTCCGACCCACCCGTTGATGTGGACAACAGTGAGTTGAACGCAGTGTTGGATACCTATGTCTCAAGGATGGAGGTGTACCTGTGGTAGACGGAGCTAGGCAGCGGACGATCTTCCCCCATTACATCTATGTCGCTGTCGCCTCAGCGATTCGTGACACGGCTGAGTCAGGGCCAAGCTCGTACTCGCACCAGTGGGACGAGGCCCTTGATGTGGTTGCCGACAGGATTGGGGGTGTCCTAGCGGAACAAAACCCCTACTTTGATAAAGATATATTTCTTGAGCTGTGCAAATCAGGAGAGGAGTCATGAGGATTTACCAAAAGGTGGCGAGGCAGATCGCCAAAGACATCACGGGTGAGTGGGAACAGTACGAGACCATCGAACCTTTGGAGGATTTCTTGAGGGAGCTTGAGGAGTTGGGGCACACCCCGGTCCTTCGGCTCATGGTGGCCATGCTAAGTGAGATGCATCAGATGGAGTATAACCCAAGGTGTTGGAACGAGTAGCACCGGGAGGGGGAGCACTCCGCTCCCCCACCATTCAAGAAGGAGAACCGAACGATGCAAAACAAAGCTGACGACTGCCGATACTGCGACGACACGCCGGTATTCCACGCGGGGTTTGAGAGGAGGCCTGCATACCCCCAGTACGACGGATACGGGATCTACTGCGGGAGGATGTGTGACGTGTGCTTCAAGCGAAAGTTCCGGTCTGACATTATGGAGCGGTACGAAACGGACGAGCCCATATGGGAAGAGGAAGAGATTGGCGCGCCCAAGTATTGGAACGAGTGATGACGTGGCCGGCCCGCAAAGTAAATATATTTTTGCTTTTGGGTTTTTCTGCTTGTCAGCAGCCCGAGATTCCTGTCGTGGAGTTAGATCCCATTGTTGCACAGGTGGACACAGTGGCGGTCTATCTCTGGCACAACCGATGGCAGTGCGAAGGCAATGGGTGTGCGGACGAGGGTGCCGTGCGCAGGATAGCGGGTCAGATCCGTGCCGTGAGTGATAGGCACAAGCTACCCGTATCCACGATGGTCGGTGTGCTCATGGTGGAGAACCCATGGCTTGACACGTTGGCGGTAAGCTACGCCGGAGCCATTGGACTGTACCAAGTTATGCCGATGCACAGGAGCGCTTGGCTGTGCAAAGGTTCAATGGAGAGCGTTTCCGGGTCAGTGTGTAGAGGTGGGGCGATACTTGCCGACATGATTCAAAGACACGGGAGCGAGCGCGCAGGATTGCTTGGATACAACGGGTGCAGGAGCGCGTACTGTCAGGACTACCATGGAAAGGTGGCCGAGAGGTCCGAACAATTCCTGAACATAGAGTAATCAAATCTCACCCCCCTGGATATGGAGACTGGACAAAAAATAAATTTGATTTAGATTTAGTAGAAAGTTTGAGAGGATGTTCCACGGAGGGGGAAAAAATTTCCCCCCCCCTTCTACTGGAGGAGTAGAAATGAAGAACACTTCAAGGATACAGCTGAGCCCCGAGGAGGCCACTGAGGCCGGGGTGATGCTCTTGAAGGAGGACGTTGCGGTGCTCCTGCTTGGTCGGAACGGAGCAGGCAAGACCGACATCGCCAAGGAGATCGTGAGGCGCAGGGCTGTTGACGAGACAGGCGAGGAGCCTATCGACAGTAGCGTTGATCGCCCACATGACGGGTCGCCCACCTACACCTTCATCAACATCAGTGCGAAGGGTAAGGAGGAGGTGATGTTCCCCAACTTCACACGGGGAGACGAGGGCACCGTCTACGAAACCATCGCCGCATCATTCCTTGCGGGCGCTGACCACACTTGGGGTCCAAAAAATCTTATTCACAATACGCTTTTGTTGGATGAGGTTGCCAAGGAAGAGGAGCACTTCAAGTCGGTCGCGTCCATCGTGAACGAGGGCCGATTGGGTGATGCGTGGATCAAGCCGGACGGTATGCGCATCGTGGCAACAGGCAACAGGGTGGAGGACAATGCAGGGTCAGTGGACTTGCAATCCGATCTGGTGTCGAGGGCGTGTATCATTGAGGTAAGCAATGATTCCAACTCATTCCTGAATTACCACGCAGGCGAGCTTCATCCACTCATTGTGTCTTGCACCAAAGCGTTTGGGGACGAGTGGCTGTTCACTCAACACCACAAAGGTACCGTGGAGGGACAGCCGTTCAATTGCGCGAGGCAGGCTAAGCGGCTCAGCGATCTGATGCTCGCGGGATTGGTAGATCTAGACACAAACCTAGGTAGGGGTATTGCCGAGGGCTTCATCGGTGTCCAAGCAAGCACGGAACTGTATGCGATGCACAAGGCGATGGAAAGGTTGGATGACATTGACGCCATGATCAACGACCCTGACGGACACATGTCTGAGATCGAACGGATCAGGAACGATGTAAGCCACAACGGTAGGCAGACGCTCTGCTCCATGACCGCGATGCTGTCGAAGCGAGTCAAGGGCGATCCGGCGCAAGTAAATAAATTGTTCCCGTTTATCAAATTGTTTGGGGAAGAGTTGGAGGTAACCTTCGCCCACATGGCACAGGCAGTGAATAAGGATGTGACTTCAGAGGTGGAGTGGGGTCGCCACATGAGTCGTTGCGCAGACTTTCGTTTCTAAACCAAGGAGGAGTAACAATGCAGGACAATCTGGATGACAACATCAAAGAACTCTGGAAGGCCTTTTGTCTCACAAGTCTAGAGGTGACACAGAGAGGTGGGATCAAGTCGGATAGAGATGTTGCGCGTGGAGGTGCAGAGGCCACGGGCATACTGGAGAGCAAGACTAGGGGCCAAGTCGTCGTGATGGACCAAGTGGTTCAGCGCAAGCTGAACGCCGTTGTCGCACGAGCGCGGAACTACATGAAGTCCGTGACGGTCCCTTGGTCAACCACAAGGAACAACGATTACGGTGGGCGCATCAGTAACGCCGACTACCTGCTGGATGCTAGTAAAATATCTGAGTATGAGTCTAAGATGATCAGTTTCCGCCAAGAGTGGGAGCGGATTCTTGAGACTGAACTATTCAGCCAGTGGGACAGGATGAGAGCGGAGGCGTTGACTGAACTCAACGGCAGGTTTCAAGACTACTTCATCCCCGTGGCTGAGCTACGCAAATGCTACAGTTGGAAGGTCTGGATCAAACCGCTCAACGACATCCGTGGGATTGAGGGTGACATCCGCATATCCCATCCCGAAGAGGTGATGGAGAGAATGAAAGCGGACGCCAAGCTGGAGGCCGAAAGAAAAATATCCAATGCGGTAAATAGTGTTGCCGAGAGTATCATGGATGAGGTCAACGGTATCATTGCCGGTATCGACGGATATGTTTTCAATGAGGGTGACAGCCGGGCGGGGAACTCGTTGCCAAAGACCAAGGGTTGGCAAAAACTCCAAGCCGCCGCCGAGAGGGCAGAGCAGTGGACCACGGCTCTTGAGAACGCAGAGCTTACTCAAGCGGCGTCCATGACACGCGACCTTATGAGCAAGATCGAAGCGATTGGCGGTGGGTCCCTGTCCGATGCTCGTAAGGCCTTGAGTGGAGAGGATGACACCATGAGGAAGGAGGTCAAGGAGACATTGCAGGACATCGCTGAGGTGGCTCGTAAATCCAAGACAGATCTACTAGACGATTGGCTTAACTAAGGAGGGGGTATGTCCAGTACTGTCCAAAGAATCAAGAAAATCAGGGCAAAATTATTTACTGCCGCACCTGGGGCCTACACCATGATGGGTGGTCTCCCTATTGAGGAGATGAACGAAGGGACCATGGCCACTGACGGGACAAGAATCTTAGCCAACCCGGAGTGGGTTGCCCCGCTGAGTGATCGTGAGGTCGCGGGTGTCATCATCCATGAAGCGCTTCATGTGTCGAACCTGCACCACACAAGGCGTGGAGACTTCCACCCAAAGCTGTGGAACGTGGCATGCGACATGGTGATCAACGAGTGGATCATACAAAGCGCAAATTATGGCCCAGACAAAGACTTTGTTCTGCCCGAAAACAGGATTCGGTGGCCGGAGGACCACAAGGTTCTGAATAAAAATTATGACGGGTCAGTCGAACGGGTGTGCAAGATTCTTCTGGCCGAGGGTTGGCAACCCCCCGAGGAGGAGGAGAACGGTGGCGACGGGACAGAGCCGGGGGAGAATGACGGCTCCGGGGATAACGGGGACTGCATTGGTGAGATTCTGGACGCGCCTGAGTGCGACGGCACCCCGGAGGAGTTGGCAGAACTGGAACAGCAAATTCTAGAGCGCGTCGAGGAGGCCGCTCTTCAAGAGAGGGCGATGGGGTTGGGTGACGGCGACATGGTTACCAAGGTCAAGGAGAGTAACTACGGAGACGCCCGATCCCTGAGTATTCTGAAGAAGTGGTTGGCCAAGAGCGTCAAGAGCTACCGGAGCTTCAAGCGGCCCAATAAAAGATGGATGTCCCAAGATATATTTATCCCAACAGCCGAGAAGCGGGCCGAGACACTCTACTGTGTGTTCGATTCGTCTGCATCAATGGGACTGGATGACTTTGACAAGGCTCGTCAGACCATGGTTGTCACAGCCAAGCGACTCAGAATAAGTAAGATCATGGTTGCTTATGTGGATAGTCGCGTTCACATAAATCCCGAGACTGGGACCCCGTGGTGGGAGTACAACCTCAAGAACGGCAGGGGTGCCGAGTGCATGGAACTGAACGTTCATGGGGGCGGCGGTACGTCATTTACTCCAATCTTCAATTGGATTAAAGACAACCGCAAAGAGAAAGATGTTAGCGCTCTCGTGTACTTCACAGACGGCTTTGGTTCGGTGAGTTGTAAGCGCCCACCATACCCTGTTCTGTGGGCGACCACATGTGAAACGCCAGCGTACACTTACAACGGATCGTCGAGGCTGTTTGGCACCGTAGTAAAAATCTAACCCGTCACAAAAACAGGAGCCCAAGATGAGACGAAAGAAACTGGTTTGGCACGCAGACCAAGTAAGTGCGAAAGTGACAGATGACACTGACAAGAGTGACAATTATGGATGGGTCACCAAGGTTACCTTAGGTGACGACGAATTCCTTCTGGAGTGGGAGCACGTCAAGAGGCTTCACTTCTATTTGCACTGTGTGTTGAGGGAGTATGACGATCATTACGTTTAAACCCAAGGAGAAATAAAGATGTCCGACATGGATGTTGGCGTCAGGACTGAAGGCGCAAGGCGACTCGTTCGGAGGTCTATCCGAAATGCCATGAGGCGGGGACACGACCCTGTACTGGTGACCAAGGCAGGGTACATGGAGTTGTACGCCTGTAGGAACTCTGGATGCACAATGACTTTTGATTGTTGGGACTCGCCAGAGATTTGTAACGGGCCCATGCCTAGAGCAAGGTGTCGGAGTAGTCAGGCGACGCAGCGAGACAGAAATATATTTTCCTGGCTTCGAGTGTTGTCTGCTTGGTTGCGGGTGGGCTACATCTTGGTCAAGCGTTTGTTCGTGAAGGCCTACCGTTTTGCCATCTTGGAAAAATTCATCACTAATTCAAGGAGTGAGTAGCTGTGAAGGAGCGAGAGAAAGCCGCTAGAGAGCGGACGAGGAGGGCTATCGCCTTACATAGCTGGAGATCCGAGCACTACACGAAGATGTACAACGCCATGGCTGATGTCTTCAACCTTGGGGTCTCACTGGACAAAGGCGTAAGCAATCTACTTGGGGAATCCCAAGGGAGTGCACACACCAGCGAGCAACAAGAAATTTTTTGGACAGACGCTGTTTTGCCATTTTTGGAGGAGTTCTATGACATCATGCCAAGGCTGATTGAGTTGTTCGACGAGGACGATGAGATCGAACAAGCCTTTGCAAAAATGCAAGAAGACTCAGAAAGAAGGTACCTTGAGAAATCGTTTGGCGAGGGGGGAATAAATTGATGGACAACCAAGACATGAAAGATCGGGTGGAAAAACTTATGACCCGAATCGACTCTTTAGATCAACTACTTGAACGAATACAGAAATACTTAAACGAGCTGAAGGATAGGCCATGAGCAGGTTTCGCAGTTGTGGCCCATGCACATCTTGTTGCACAGCACTTTATGTCCACGAGTTGAACAAGCCTGCCGGGGTCCGGTGTGAGCACTTGACCGATGACGGGTGTGGCATCTACGACAAGCGACCCTACGAATGCGCACGCTTTTCTTGTGACTGGTTAAATGGTGCCGGGACCATCGACGACAGGCCGGATAGGGTGGGCGCTGTGGCCGTTACCGAAAACCATAACGACGGCTTGGGTACTGGTTTAGTTCTCTACACCGACACCGACTCCACGCAGGACTGGAGAGAGTCTAGGCGGCTTAACAAAAAAGCCGATGAAGTCGTGGGAGATGGGGGTGCGTGCTTCATTGTGGGGTATGGGTACAGGATCATGTTGGCCAAGCCCGAGGCACGGCTCTCTTCGATTCTGCCCACCATCTGCAAGTTTGACCCGGAAACCAAGCAACATTACGAAGCCCCAGCCGACGAGTGGGCTGACGTATTGTCTCTGTTTGGGCAAACAAAAAACCCCTTGGGTAGCGAGTCGGAGCCTGACTAACTAGCCAAGGGGCGGAACGAGGAGGAATCGTTCTCTTTTTGCACACACACTACGAGAGAGGAGGATCGTAGCATGGTACCAATAATATTGATTGGTGCACGGCTAGTCAAGAACGGCGGAAGTTCGAGCACGCAGGCGGTAAGAAATATTTTTGGTTTTAAACTTACACCAGGAGAGGGCAGGAAATGACCGAGTGGATGGAGGATGCGCTTAATGACCCAAGACAGACATCTATATTCGATGTGGTCAAGGAGCCGACTATGAGTGATTCGCTTGAAACCCTTGACCTAGAAGAGCTTAGGGAGTTGTCGAGACAACCTGTCTCCAAGTGCGCCCTCTGTGGGGGCAGGAGTAAGGTTTACGCCTACAAGCTGGGCTCGTACGTCAGGGTTCTGTGCTGGCTTGCATACATGGACAACAAAAGAAACTCCATGCGACACGAACAGTTGCCTTCGGAGTCCCACAATGGTTCGCGGTGGCACCACCACATCCCTTCTTCAGGTGCAATTAACGGTGGCGGGGACTACGCGAAACTCAGGTATTGGGGATTGATGGAGCGCATGCCTAAAGATCCCGAGCAGGACAAGCGCTCGTCTGGGATGTGGCGCTTAACGAAAACCGGAAAGATGTTTGTGTACGGCAAGGCTACTGTCAGTTCTGTCTGCTATTACAGGCACCCAGAAGGTGGGGTCCTTGGCTTTGAGCCGAAGCAAATCGGAATCGAAGAAGCTCTTGGCAAGAAATTCAGCTATAAGTCACTGATGGCAGGGTACACAGGGGAGGCCGCCCAGTGAACAAAAATACTTTTGAACGGCTATTTTTCTGGGTTTGCGTTGCCGCTGTTTTGGTTCTTGTTGTTCAATCACTAGATCTTATCGTGAGCCTAGCAATCATCTCTATGTTGCTCGACTCTCTTTTGACACCGTAAGGAGGTACTGTGAACAGCCATATGAGGAGGATTCGTAAACATCTAGGCCCCGACAGCAAGGCACGCACATTGGATGGCTACGATAGCTGTGTGGCGGGAGTACTAGAGCGTCACGGCATGGAGCCTGTCATTGTTTACGACAAAGAGAGGGTCCTGCAAAGGCTCGTGGACGACGGCATGACGACGGAAGAGGCTGTCGAGTTCTTTGACTTCAATCAGCTAGGTGCATGGGCGGGGGAAGGTACGCCCGCGTTCATCACGACCAGTGGCTGGATCGACTTTCTCTACGGAGAGTGACCCCAACTGCTGGACTTGGATAAAAATATTTTTGGCCCGCAGTTTTAATTTTAATTCTTTTAAAAATCCCAATCGTAGTCGTCGAAGGCGGGGCTGAAGTCGTGCCACCGACCACTGTTCACATCGTAGTGTAGTGGGCATGATCCGTTTTTGCCGACCCAATTCCAACGAGCCTTCCAGACATGAGCCTCAGGCGGCTCCTCGTCCTTGGGGTGCCTCCATACCGTGAGGCCGATGTCGGCCTTACTGAACCATGTGTGGGAGCCGCTGATATCCAGTCCGGTAACAACAACCTTCTTCCCACTCCTGCGCTCACTGGAGAGTTTGGCTGGGTGGGCAATAAAAAAAACGTGGGCATCGTGGTTCTTGGCCCACTGCTGAATCTTTGTGAGCATCTGGCTGATGGCGTCTGTCTCGCGCCCTGAGCCCATGTCGATGTAGTTGTAGGGGTCGATGACCAGTATGCGACTGCCGTACCTTAGAACGCATTCAGAGGCCTTGCTGAGGATGCTATCAATGTCCATAGCCCCACCACCACGGCTATCCATGAACACGAAGGAGTCTTCCATGACTTGCCTAGCGAATTCCATTTCTTCCTGCGTCATTCGGTTGACGCTCTTATCCATGAAGAATGGGCGGTCCACCACCTTTTGTGCGAGCTGCGCATAGTGGTAGTTGGCAGGCTTCTCAAAGCTACAAAAAACAGTTTTCCAGTTATGACTCTTGGCCAGGTTCACACAGATCTGATCAATGAGATCCGACTTACCAGAGGCAGGAAACCCCGTGACTATCGTGAGCATGCCGGCGGGTACTTGCATGTACTCATCCAAGGAGGTGAGGCCAGTGGAAGCACCTTTGACCTGTCCCTGTTCGTACAGGTTCACGACCGAATCGAAGATGTCGTTCACCGTATGCACACCGATGATCGGTAGCACGGTCGCGCTGTCTAATGCATTCTCCAGAAACGATGGGCCTGCGTCAGCGTTCGCTTCTGCCGCATCCTTGTACTCACCTAGAGATATGACCCACGCTTTAGACCCACCAATGCGGCGTATAATCTCCTTTTGCAAGGCGTTGCCGGGGCCATCGTTGTCCGTATTGAGAAGGATTCGCCCCGCTGTGGCTAGTTGCTTCTCTGCCCTCCAGATGTACCCAAACTTCTTGTCGTCTTTTGGGTCGATCTTGCCATCCTTGACCCCAGCCGGTGCGCCGTTTGGGATAGACAGGACGGTCAGGTTGTCAGGAATGTCGGCACTCATCCAAGCCAAGGCGTCCATCTCGCCTTCGCAGATCAGGATGTCATTGCCGTCAACGTAGCTGTCCAGATTGAAAAAATCTGTACAAACATTTTCTTGCGAAAACTGCTTCTTGTCGTCCGCGCTCCTCCACTTCGCGGCTTCAATCGTGTCGCCCTTGGTGTACAGGAAACCAACAGCAGGGGTGACCGTGCCATTGAACCTGTACTCAGAGCACACCGTGTACTTCTCAATAACTTCGTCTGAGATCTTCCTGTTCCTGAGGTATGCCAACGCAGACTCGTTGACCTTCTTCTTCTCTACAACAATCGGCTTTGTCTTCATGATTGGCTCCGTATCGACGTACCTGAAATCGTGTGTTTTTCCTTTGTGCATCCATCCCCCCTCCGTGCCACAGTGATGGCACCTGTACTGCACACCGTCAGGGTCCACCTTGATGGAAAGTGGCCTGTCTTTCTTGTTCTTTGTTCGGGTGCCCTTGCACTCAGGGCATACCCTCTTGTGCTGACCAATCCTGAGACTAGACCCTAAAGCCTTTATCTCACTTGATACTTCCATCCTCTCCTCCAATCCTCTCCAACAAAGTACTAATCACCAAATCCTTATTGTCTATAGTAGATATTACTATCTCTGTTCTAGGGTTCTCTTTATCTAAACCCCAAACAATATGCTTTAGCTTTACTTGTCTATCATTCTGATAAACAAAACCCTCTAGTAAATCTAATATTAGAGACTCATCAAGATCTGGTCTTCTAGTTTTATAGTAGATCTTCATAGCTACGGCCAGATCCTGTCCCTTTTCGTACAAAGGCTCACGAACGGGGCACTGTAACTCAAAGCCCCTCTTGTAGTTAAGAGCTTTCTTTGACTTAATGAACATGGCGCGGCCCTTAACCGTGACAAGCCTGCGGGAGTTGGCTTTCGATGCCGGCTCACCAAGTATCGTAACACAGCACGGATCTTTGTCGATGGACTTGCGCTTCATATCACATTCAAGTATCGTTTTCCTCGCTGGACGGGCATCACGATAACCGTGTTCACTCCGTTTGGCAACTTAAACAAAAGGAGGTAGTTGTGGCTGTAACAGTTTACGAATCAATGGACCTTAACGATGTCCAGCGGTTGCAGGGCCAAGGCCCGTTCATCGCCCTAACTCACAGGGAGGCAGAGATAGCCATAAAGGCTATTTACACGGTCAAGCGAGCGGTGAGTGCTTCGGCAGTTGACGAGAGCCTTCGTAGTGAGGGCGACGACGAACTGCAACTGGAGTTGGAAGACTTCTACAGAAACGCAGATGTCTGAAGAGAGAAGGTTCAGAGTTTATGAGAACGCGGGTCCGCCACCCCCGAACCCTGGACGCAAGAAGAAGTGGGGCGATCTGCCACTTGAGACGATAGGGGTGGGCGGCCTCATTGAGCTTCCAATGACTGGAATGGAGGCGGCTGAGAAGGTCGCCGCCGTGAGAAGTTACGCTTGGAGGTCATCAAAAAAACTAGGCAAGAAGTTTAGTGTTCGTGTAACCGATTACGGCATTGGTATTTGGAGGGTTCAATGAATTACGGAGAGATCAGGGACAACGTGCCCCTGCCCCCCGCACAAAGCTCACGCTCTGTGAGGGTTGCACCGCTACTGGAGGGGCTTGAGGTTGGGCAGTCTTTTATCTGGCCCGACGATGGCAACAATGAGTCAGCCCTGCGGTCGGCTTGTCACCGCTATGGGAGAAAGTGGGGCCGGACGTTTGCCTGTCGAAGGGTGGACAACGACACCTTTGGTGTGTGGAGAACAGAGTGACGCTTACTAACCAGTACGGGGCACCTGAGGCATTTGTCAGGGCCATGGAGGATGACTCGTACTCCAAAGGTGAAGCGGACTTCAGTGTGACGGGACTGCTTCAGCCGCCTCAGATCGTAAGGCTTCGCGCTGAGCACGAAGACAAGCTGTCGGCAGATGTGCGTGACAGGGTGTGGATGTTGTTGGGTACGAGCGTGCACAACACCCTAGAGAAGTATGGAGACGGGATCGTTGAGCAGAGGCTGTTCGCTGAGTGCGAAGGCGTAACGATATCTGGGGCCATCGACTTAGACAAAGACGGGCACCTCACCGACTACAAGGTTACGTCGGTGTTCACTGTGCAGAAGGCGTTGAAGCCTGATTGGGAAGCACAGCTGAATATGTACGCATGGCTTTTGGAGCAAAACGGCAGAGAGCCTAAGAGCTTGACGATTGTAGCGATCTGTCGTGACTGGATGCGCTCCAGGGTTGGGAAAAATAATTATCCAGAATCCATGATTGTGCCCATTACCGTGCCACTCTGGACGAAAGAGAGGCGAGATAGGTTTGTGCGTCAGAGGGTTGCGGTGCACACAATGGAAGCCACCATGCCCTGTTCAAACGAAGAGAGGTGGGCTCGTGGTGCCTATAAGGTGATCGGAGGCAAGGGGAGACCAAAGACTTTCGACACCTACGAGGAGGCCGCAGGGTTTATTAACCGACAAAAGTCGGGAGCCTTTTCCGTAGTGGACGGAGGCGGTCGGTATGTGAGGTGTGAGTCTTGGTGCGATGTATCGGAGTTTTGTTCACAATGGCAAGCAGAGGAGAGATCTAATGGCTAAGCCAACGGCAGGAGAGATTTGGGCAACCTTGTCCAAGATTGACTGTTCGGAGTACACCGAAGAAAAGATGGGCCTGACCTACCTGAGTTGGTCGCACGCTTGGCGACTGATGATGGAGCACTATCCAGACCTACAGGTCAAGTGGCATGGAACGACGGACGACCAAGGGGTCACGAGGGATGTGACGTACTACAACGGCGGCACAGCAATGGTCACTTGTTCCGTGAAGATTGGAGACGTAAGTCGTGACATGTGGCTTCCAGTGATGGACTACAAGATGAAGTCCGTGGCTAACCCTGATAGCAGGGCAATCAGTGACGCGAAGCAAAGGTGCCTCGTGAAGTGCTTCAGTCTTTACGGTCTCGCTAACTATTTATATAGTGGGGACGCACTCCCTCGTGAGGAGGCCCCTGAGCCGCCCAAGAAGCCGAAGCGGAAGTCCAAGCCCAAGGAGACCCCGAAGCCGGTGGTTGAGGTGGTGGACGAGCCTGAGCTTGATTTCGTTGCAGACCTCAGGGCTACGGCCAATGACTTGCACGAGCGTGGTTGGAGCCCGGACGAGGAGACGGCAACCCTCATTAGGACGGCCATTAAGAAGAAAGATCAAGAGGGCGCGGCCCGACTGATCAAGCAGTTGAAGGATGTAGGAACCTTGGCACTTAAACTCGACGATGCGAAAGCAGAGGAGAATTAACGATGGACTACGCAAACATCCCAAAGCTCGACTTCGCAGTATTTAAGAATAAGTACGCGAAGACGGACAAGCACCCCAGTGAGGTCGGCAAGATTGAATTCACCAGAGAGTTCTTGAAGGCCATGGTCGAACGCGCAAAGACTGGCCAGATGCCAGTGCTCCGTGTGGCCATGTGGGAGAACGTCTCTAAGGCAGGTATGCCCTACAAGAACTTCCGGCTAGAGTTGGATCGTCCGCGTAACGAGGACCCTGAGCCCGAAGCAGAGGCGGAGGAAGACGATGGCCTCCCATTCTAGGCAACCAAAGGGCCACAAAAGAAAGCTCCTTCTTTCGATTCCGAACGACCTCTTCAGGGAGGTGTCCCGGATGGCGGACAAAAAGGGTTGGAGCAGGGCGAAGTACATCGTGCACTGCGTGAGCCAGTACACGAAGAAAGAAAAAACGCTAGAGGCGTGAGTGTCGAGGGGGTCGCCCTGTTGGGGCGGCCCCCGTTTTTTTAGGAAAGAGAAATGAAATCAAAGCCAGGCTGGAAAGAAAAATATTTGAATGTAGGAACTGCTTGTATTTTCGTGGGGTGCGTGCTTTACGGGGCCAGTGTCGGGATTCGTCGTGGCCTGAAGGCTGGCAAGGTTGGGTGGCGAGCAAGCATGATTAAGAAGGCCCACGACAAACTTGAAAGCGGCAAGGTCGATAGGTTGAGAAACCTTGGTGGCCTTTGAGTTGTGGGTGTTACGGGGGTGACAGGTCTTGACGCTTCGCAAGGCTCTTGTGAGCACGGAGCGGACGCGGGTTCGATTCCCGCCGCCTCCACTATGAAGGTCGGGATCTTTCTAGCCACCGCTCGTGGTACTCTTTGGCCAAGGCCATGTGATCGTCCACGCCGTATTCCCTGAAGAACGTCTTGATGCCTTTGGAGTGTTGCCTCATATGACACACACGACACAAGGGCACCAGATGTTCACTCGTTCCGCCGGCTCCACGGGATCTCATGTGGGCTGGGTCACTCGGGCCCCACTTGCCACAGGTGTGACAGTCTAGGCTTCGTACCCACTCAGCCTTGGGACCGAACTGCTTCTCGTATCTTTTAGTTCTGGACGAGCGAGCCAATAGCCACACCAGCTAGGACATACGGGATGGCACCGCCAATCCTTCCAAACACCCCACGGTTCGCGACACTCTTCCACGCATCCGACTGTTCATTCAGGGCGGCAACCTCAAGCCTCAACGCCTCGTTGAGATCTTGCTCCATAACCCACATTGAGTCCAGGGTTTCAACCCTCTGCCAGAGCATGGCGTTGTCAGCTTCCAAGGTTTCGATTTGGACCTGATATGCGGAGACCTCTTTTGCGTGATTTAATTCTAAGGTGTCTAGCAGAGCCTCTAAGCCACTTTGACCCTCTAGGCGGGTCCGTAGTGTAGTAAGGTTCTCGTTGTAGCTTACAGAGGCTGTGAGAGCGTCGTTTTTTGCAGACTCTCTGATTTTTGCCAGAGAATCGTGCACTTCGTTTAAGCTGTCTCGCAGTAAAATGTAACCCTCTTTGGATTCCATTAACTGAGATTCTAGCTCCACTCTTTCGGCCTCCAACTCCTGAACCTTACTCTCTGCAATAGCCGCACGAGTTCGAGCCTGGGAGTTGCTGTTAAAAATAAATCCCGAAAACGATATAAGTACAACCAGCACCAGTGTCGGTAAAAAATAATTCCTGTTCATGAGTTCTTCCCAGGGGTTTCTTCTTTGCGGGACAGGCGGTAGCAATATTGATGCTGCACCACGCCGACAATGTTTGTGCGTGGAACCCTGACGACCTCGACTGTGCCGTTTGCGATGAGCTTTCTTAGTCGCTCCCTGACTGCATTGGGGGGTATGCCAAGCGCTTCGGACAATTCAATCGTTGACACAGCACCCTCAGGGTCACTAGACAGCGTTAGAGCGTCTTGAACCTGAGCTAGTAGTTCGGCCTCTGTTGCCATGGTCTTCATGGTACCTCCACGGGTGTCGGTCTATCGGGGGTAAACAGGATTTTGCCCATCCTGTAATCATCATCATCGACTTCAAAGTAAACGAGGCCGATGTCAGCAAGACTTTCCGCAACCCTGTGCACATACTCTGTCGCTAACTGCCATGCGGGGAGTGCCACCGCCCTAGTTTTGACCTTGTGTATATCCCCACTGTCAGCGAATTGGTGGAAGTGGGACCGGATCGCTATGTCGGGAGGGTCTTGCCCATCCATCAAATAATTGAAGAAGATGTCCTGCGCATACCAGCGCATGTACGGACCCTTGGTGTGCGCCCTCCTTCCCATGCGCCCATGATGTTTTACATCAAATACTGTTGAGCAAAATTTAATTGTTCGCGAGTAAGAGGACGCGGCTCCCGTGTCGGGGTCGTCCACCACGGGCCAGCCCATCCCACTGAGAGCCTTGGCCATGCCCTCCTCTAGGCCGCCAGCTCTTCCAACGTGCGCGGGGGTACCCCTTATGACATGAACACTGCTGGGTTTAAGAGCGAGGGGCACCCTAAGCGACTCTATAGCACAGTTCACATGAACCCCTTCATGACTCGTTGCTATCTGAGTGGTCCGGTGGTGGTCGCCGTCTGTGGCGTCACCGTTAATCACAAGGTGCAACTTCGCCTTCCTGTTTGCACGCTTGATAGATTTAATTTTAGACCAAGCAGACTCCCAATTTTCCCAGAGCCACCTCTGTCCCTTGTTGGGGGTGTACAGACCCCCGTCATCAAGCTCGACACCTTCGGGTGGGCACAACCCCACAGTGGAGCCGCAGTGCATGTCCCCAAAAAACACCACTAAGTGCTTCATTACTCCTCTCCTGCTAAGTAATACCAGTCCTCTGGGTCGGTGCTTACAAAAACGTCTTCTTCGTACTCAACGCATTCGTAGCACTCTTCATTTAATTTTAAGGTCTTGTTGCAGGTCGCACAAAGGTTTGATCCGTCAGTAAACGACCAGCCACAGTATCCGCAAAAATGTTCGCCACTGTAGCTCTCCTCTCCACACCTTGGGCAATCCACCACTAGCTACCACCAAGCTCAAGTTTGACTTTCAACACCGCCATCTCCCGCTCTAGCTGAATCACCCTGTCAGTAAGCTCGTCGATCTGCTCGGTCAACAGTCCAGTTGTACCGATGTATTTACTTTGGCGGCTTGCCAGGTCTTCGATTTCTACCGTGGCCTGTGCGTCCGCTCGCTCCATCGCCTCAAAGCGTCCACCTGCTACCCATGTGGCGACCAGTATAGATACAGCAAAACCTACGCTTATCGCAGGTAGGGATGTCGCCTTGGAGATACCGTTAGCCACTATCGTCGAGCCTTGAGTTCTTCTATCTGGTCTTCGATTGCGTCTAAGCGTTCCGCATGCCACTCAAGTGTGAGTTCTTGCTGCTGATCGAAAGGTGCGCTCCCAGACTCAACCTCGTCCACGATCTTCTCAAGCTGTGTCTCAAGGTGGCCTAGCAAAAGAAACTGCTCTGCGTCTGCGGGTAGCGAGCCTAGCTCACCCCGTGGCCACCTCACCCGAAACTCGGAGTTCAGGCTGACATCTTGCTCCATGATCATCAATGATGTTTCGATGGTGTTCAACCGCTCGACAATCCCGAAATAAGCCCAGACACCAATCGCAACACCCACCACAATAGAGAGAAGATTGCGAAGTGGCATCGCAATCTCGGTGCCGTCGTTTAGTCTCGCAGGCATTACTCATCTCGCTTCGGTGCCCACTTTTCGACACCGCTGATTGAGAAACAGCCAAGCGTAATGATCAAGAATGAGTTGTAAATAAATTCTTGGATTGAAAGCTCAATCCCCCACACTCCCGTGGCTACGTCTACCACGGCAGTAACTACCATCATTGCAAAAGAAATTGCTCCGATGATGGTCTTCTCGTTCCAGTCATTGTTGTCCTTAAAAACACTTAAAAACCTACTCATTGTCTTTATCCTCGGTTTTGTCTTCGATCATTAAAAGAAAAGACTCCTCCTCTTTCACGATCTCCCAAAACTCATTGAACGCCTTCTTGCTATTCCACACCGCAAGCCGTCCGTCTTCTGTCTCACCCCGGTCCTTGCCCGGAGCGATGCAACCCTCAAGCTCGTTCGCATAGTTGGCCGCATGAAAGAGCAAGCGGTCCCTGCCCTCGACGATGATCTCAAACGTCGGGTAGTCCCCACGATGGTAGTAATCGCTAACACAGGGGTGTAGCCCCTCTGGGATCAACGTTGCTGAGTTCTCTATGCTGTAAAACGAGTGACCGTCTTCTTTGTTGTAGAGTTCACCCCAGACAGCGTCACCTTTTTTCAGGTCTCTGCGGAGGTGCCACACGGGTCCGTTAACTGACATTTCTAGCCTCCAAACAATTGTTCTGTGACACTGCGATCTTCCCTGATGTCAGACATGATCTCTTCCATTTCGTCAAGCATGTCATCTCGTTGCTCAAACATCCTGCGTAAGACCCTGCGCTTTTCTTCGTTGCTCAGATCTCTTCTTTCAAACAAACGATCCCGGTCATCTCGCCAGCGTTTCATCCTGCGTTCAAAGTGTCGGAGCCTGTTTTCGTTCCGGAACTCGGGCTCATACCGCTTCTTATATTCCAGCGACTCTCTATAGCCACGAGTATCCCTGATCTGATTCATGGTCGTGACCAGCTTGTCCAAGTCTTCTACGGCCTCATAGAAGTCTTCTTGGTATCCGCCACCCCTGCGTGGATCGAAGATCAGGTCTCGGATGCCCGGTATTTGTATAAACGTGTCTAGCTCTGTGCCGAAGAAGTCGGCCTGTGTACCTACAACGTTCTCGTCCATGAGATTGCGCGTGATGGCATCAGCAGTAGCCATTCCATAGGCACCCAGTGTGCCGAAGTACTGCCGCAACATGTACTCAAGCTTCATCGGTGAAGTCAGGAAGTCCAACTGAGGGTTGTTCAAGAACGGCACGTTGCTTAACGACTCAGCCATGACGCGGGTGACCATGTTTGTGTACGGATTAAACTGCTCCGTAGCGGCCACCGTCTCTTCCATCCACGAAGGCACAATCTCATCGCGCTGATAACTGTCTTTGTTTCGAGCAGCATCAAGAACCGGACGAATGATCTGCGGTCTCAGGTCAAAGAACAACGACGATGAAAGTTGTCGCCGCATGGAATCGCGCATGTCACCTAGATCGTGATCGTCCTCGAAAAAGGCTCGCGCCATCTGTTCTGGAAGAACTTTGTAGATGGTCCCAATCTCGAACGGTATCGGGATTTTGATTCCGGGTTTGTCCTTACCCAGAGGGATTAGCCACCAATCATCCTTCAGATCGTCGCGAGCGTTTTTGTACTCCTCTTCGTCCCTCATCATCAGGTAGTACAAGAATGTTACTGACGACAACAAAGCACCCCTGCCGAGCACAGTCGCTATCCTGTAGCGTTTGCGGTCGCTCAACCTCTGCTCTTCACTGATGAGCCCACCCAGCCCGCCACCAGAACCCTCAAAGACACCGGGCGCGTCGAAACGCCCCAAGTGGGTCCTGTACGTTACGTCCAAGCCTTGGATTCGCCCGTTCATAAACGGTGACATCGCCATGATCACAGACCACAACGGGCTTGAGCCCCGACGACCATAGTTAATGATCTCAATTGCTTGGTTCAGGGCTCCTGCGTTACTAAGGCCCCTAGCTTTTGCATGGTCGTATACAGCCATGCGGGTGGCAACCTCAGAAACCGTTGTCATGTGACCGAGGCCATTCCAAAGCATTTTTGCAAAATCGACAGGATTGTACCAGTTCATGTCCTGTCGCTTAAGCATCCTTTTGATATCGGTGCCCGCTGTCTTCGGGTCAGCTGACCAGTCCACACCAATACCAAGTCCAGCCATCTCGGCCCTTTGGACCAAGTTGCTTCCCGTCATCCCGCCGATTGCGTTCCCCATAATTCTGAAGAACATCGCGGGGCCACCGCCATAAACCACAGTCGCCTGCAAAGCGTCCCTTATGATGTTTTTAATCACGAAGGGAGGCGATCTCGTCACTGTCTCTCGCAACACCCTAGACGAACCTATCAGCAACTTTGATACGCCAGTCGCAACTGCTGGCGGCAGCTTCATCTTGTCAGTAAAGAAACTTTCTAGGGATTGAAGCGGGCTAAAGCCAACCAGCATTACCGAACTAGCAAGCTGTGGATCGGTTACGCGATACACTTTGGTTTCGCCACCATCCAGCATATCCGAGGGGCTAACAAAATCTGCTTCGGTCTGCCCTGCTAGATACTCGTCCGTCCTTGGACCGTTTGCCGCAAGCTCTTCCTGAACCTGTTGGGTTGTAACCTGACTTAGAGGCACATCACTTTCTTCCGCAATCCTTCTCCTGACTGCCTCAATATCGACCGATGGCTCCATCGGCCTAGCCATGCCTTTCACCTTGATCTCAATCTCAGGCCAACCTAGTTCCCTAAGCTCACCTTCGATCTGTTTCTTTGTCTTCGTGATTTCTGCGATCTTGTTCTCTAAGGCGTCTTTTTCGGCCTGCAACCGTGGGAGTGCCGGGTCATCTTGTTCGAGTCCTTTAATTCTTGTGTCCAAGAGTTTCAGGCGGTCTTCGTCCCGTTGGCTCACTTGGGGGATCTCTACCCCCGTACCCATAGCGACCTGATCCCGCATGGTTCTAGCGATAGCAACGTTAGACATGCCATCACGGACCACAGCGTTAACGTTTTCAATAATCAACCCAAACAAGTCTTCTTTGAGCGGAGCAAAACTGCCTTCAATAGACTTGTCCATTCGAGGCGCGCCTCTCATGCGTCCGTCTTGACTCTCTTCCTGTGCCGCCGCTTCGCTGTTTGGATTCTGGAAAGTGTCGCTGTTCTCCCAGCCCAGATCCCTGTAAAAAGGCACATACGGCATCGATTTCATTAGCCGCGCAGTGTCTTCGCTTACCATCCCTGTTTGCTGGGCAAACTCAATGACATGGTAGTTGAATCTCTGATAGTCTTCGACAAACTGCTCAACATCTTTGACGATCGGCTCTTGGTCTGGATCCGGGTTGCTAATAACCTTTTCGACCTCGCGCATCTGTTCTTGACTGAACAGGGACTTCCCACCTTTTGTTGGGTTTGTCCTTGCAAGAAGATCTTCAAAAAACAGAACATCTTCGTTTAGCTGGTCGAGTGTTCGCGTATCAGCACCAGCCCGTTCAGCGGCAGTGAGATTTGCTCTGGCCTCAGCAACCCGTTGTTCAATGCCCCTGATTCTCAGAACGGACAGGTAAGCCTGAGCAAGTTTTTGAGCTTGTTCGGACTCTGCTAGTGGCGCAAAAATGTCAAACAAAGCTTTGACTTTAATTCTTTGGCCGTTCTCGTCTAAGACGTCGTTGCCATCTAGATCCTTCGCATAAAGCTTGTCCATGCTGAACCCGCCGTCTTTATAGGTCAGCATTCCATACTTCATGATGCCGGGCAGATAGTTCAGCGCGTTGTCCGCAAACCTCCACGCAGCAATAGCAGAGGTTTCTGCCAAGGTGACTAGGGCTTCTTTGTATGGACCGTACTCTCCGGAAAGCCGTCTGGCTTCACGCCGACGCAACATCCGCTCTTCTGCGAGACCTATTGGATGACGCCTGTCGAGTAGCCTATATCTGAAGTTGTCCTTAAACCCGTAATCCCCTTCTCCCTCAAAAAGACGCCCAAAGTCCTCAGAGTTCTCTACAAACTCTCCGTTGGGTAGCCGCATGTGTTTGCCAGCCGCTTCCATGACTTGGGAACCGGGGTCTTTAAGTTCCTTGGAAATGGGCAGGTCATCCAAGATGATACCAAGGCTCTCTGAGTCAGCGTATCTCTTTGGGCCACCCCAACGAAGAGCCCGTAACTCCCTTGGTTCAACAGGCATCCGGTAAGGCGGCTTGCGACCGTCTATAAACCTGAACGCTGCGTTCAAAGACTCAGCGTCTACCTCACCAGACTCAATCGCATCTCTGTTTAGGACTGGTTTTACAACATTGGTCGGGGTGTCTGCTATCTCCTGCCTTGCCCGGATCTCAGCAACAAAGGAATCCAACAGCCTGTCTTCGTCAGACCTTGTGTCAGCAAACTCCTCCCTAGACAACAGGATCTTGTCGGCCACTTCGTCAATCTTTGCGCGGTCACCTGACGCCATGACCGCTTGCAACTCTTTTAGGTCCTCTGGCTTAGCTCTCTCGACTAGCCTTAGCGCAGAGGCACCCGTAAATCCTTCGGCTTCTGCCCTACGCTGTCTCCGCGCTACAATCTCACCTTTTTTGATGTCTTCAAAGATCCGCAAAACGGGGAAGATGTCTCCGTTTTCTGCTGCATTGAACACCGCATTGAAGGTTGAGACAATGCGACGTTTAATCTTGCCAATGACACCCGCAGCCTTGGCTTGCGGAATCTTGCCCTGTGCCAGAGCGTCCAAAATCTGTACAGAGGTCTCTTCGGTAAGGTCGGCCTCGGACAGGTTAGAGTATTGACTGGCTATGTACTGTCGCCATGTAAGTCCTTTTTCGTGTGCCGCCTTGTTGACCTGCTCAGGAACACGCTGTCTTCTACCATACTGCTCTAGGATGCGGCGCTCTTGACCAGTTAGATGGTTGCGAACAAACAAGGCGTGTATGGCTTCGTGGACTGCGGCATTCTGGATGACCTGTTCGGCGGTCAAGTTGCTCATGTTTTCTTGCGTCATGACTTGAGCAAGATTGAACACGATTCTCGTGCCAAAATTGTCCAGAGATGCTACAGCACTGTTGGTGTAGCGTGGCCTGAACACTGCCTTGCCATCACTATCGGTAACCTGTACAGGCTCACCGTCTACGAGCACTGGACTCCCGTCTGGGTTGCGCTCTATCTCGTATGCGCCGTTGATGACTATGTCTTCTACGTCTTCGTAGATCCTTCCGGCACTGTTCTCAAACGCAATTGCTATATCGTCGTACCCAAACTTTCTCAAGGCTTTTGTCGCCTCAGCACGGAACCTTCTGATGCGTTCTTTTGCAATCGGGAGATTGTGGCGATCTAAGGCTTTTTCTTCTTCCGTTTTGGGTAGAGCTTCGGGTTCGTTTTGTTTTTGCGCGATCTCTCTTAGCTCCACAACCTGAGCCCGCCCTTCGGAGGATGTGTCAGGCTGAGCAGGAGAACGCAGTATTCTTGAAAGAACCGCCTCTTTTTCACCTCTCGACAGTTGTTGCCAGTCAGTGCGCCCTGCACCCGTGGTCGCCATCAAGTCTTTCATAAACCCTGACGACAGCAGAGCCGTGGCCTTCGCAGGCACCTTGTAATTCTTTATCTCAAGTGCCTGTTTGATGACATCTATTGTGATGTCAAAGTTGTTTTTCTTTAGATCCCTGAGCAGAGCCGCTTCTTTGTCATTGGCCAGTATGCCTAGCGAAGCATACAGGGCTCGCATTTGAGGTTTTTTGCGGAGCTTGCTGGGTAGCGGTCTGTCCTTGCCTTTTTTATCAAGGTATTCGGCCACTGAAAGCGAGTTCCACCAGCCCAAAATCTCATTGTATGCGCGTGTGGCCCGTTCCTTTCCAACCTGCTTCTCTTCCCGTAGGGATGGTGCCCTTTCGGTGCCCGGTTCTGCGAGAAGGACTCTAGGTAAGGCTGCGTCTTTGCTTGCACCGACGACTTGTACACGCAACCCGTCGCCATACAAGTCATTTAGCAAGTCTCTTACCTGCGAACCTGATAGGACTCGGTCTGAAAAGTTCGTCCGGTCATACAGCTCTACTTGATCAGTCCGATACTCTTGCCAGTTACTTACTCTTTTTGTGGCCCGCTGCTTCCTTTCCTGATAAACCTTGTCACTCTCGCCCTCTCTACGCAGGCTTTCTGTGCTATCGTACCTAAGCTTACGATCTTCAGTCGTTGGAAACGTCGGGGCCTTAAGGTCTGGACGAGGGATGGGCACCAACATGCCATCCGGAAACCCTTCTTCTTTAAGGCCGGAGTTGAAAACCCACCCCTCGTAACCGTCCGTTCGGGCTAACGTTTCGGCATGAATCGGAGATAGTTTTTTCTCCCCCTTTTGTTTGACATGCCACGTTCTATACCCTGCGGGCCATGTGTCCGGATCAGCAGGATCAAACAGCAATGACATAAATGCGTCACGTTGTTCTGTGGTGACGAACCTATCTGCTAGATCTCTTAGTGGTGTCTGATCGGTTTCAAGTCTCTTTCTTGCGTCTTTCTTTAGTTGTTTCAAAAACTCAGGACGTGTACTGGGTTTTAGCCCAGTAGCAAGTCGCATGTCTTCGTAAGTAGCTTGTCCGCTGCCCTCAATCGCTACGCTCCCGACACCCCTAGCAGCAACTATTTTGCCTTGATCATCCCTGACTACTTCTCCTGTAGCAGGGTCCACAACAGGCACCACGACAGGTTGGTAGCGAACCTCACCGTTTTCTTGGGCATCAATTGTCTGTTCTAGGTCTGAAACTTCTCGTCGGGCTAACGCCAACAAAGCATCGGGCTGCAAAGCTGCAAGTTCAGCTCTGACCTCTTCTAGTCGTGCTCTGTTTTCTTCAACAGAAGAAACCTCTTCACCAGCCTCTAGCTCTGCATCTATTTGCTCTTGGCGTGTTGCAGCCAAATCACTTAGCTCTATGGCTCTGTCTAGCCGAGGATCTGCTTCGTATTTTTCTCTCTGTTTTGCCAGATCGGGTCGGGAACGCTTTAGATCATCAAAATCTGCGGTCAAGACCTCATACGGTCCCCTCATCCCCCAAGCCGTCGAAAAGTCTGCTGCGAGTTCAGACATCAACCTATCAGCAGCTTCCGACAACTCTAGAGGGGTAAGACTGAGAGTTTCAAGTTCGACTTGCTCGCTCTTAAGCTCCTTTACTCTTTTGTTTTGTTCCTTCGTCCTTCGTTGATTATCGGTTTTTTCAGGCTGGTTTAACTTGTCAAGCTGAGCCCGTTTTTCTTTTAGATCTGCTTTGTTTTGGGCTATCAGGGCTGCTAACCGGCCTTGGTCCGCTGCAAGCGAAACCTCCACAGCCGCTTCGACTTCATCTACTGTAGGACGCAGATCTTTAGCGATCTCCGTTAAAACATCCGCACCTAGATATTCTTGCTCGGGTGCCATGTTTGCGACGGTAGGCTCAGGACGAGGCTGAACCGCAACGCTTTCGCGACGTGCTTCATTCGCGTTTAGTGTCTGGTCTATCAGGCCCAGAGCGTTAATTGCTTGAGGGTTTTCTGGGTCCTCAGCCAGCTGTTCCTCAAGAGCCGCTCGTTGTTGCTGAAGACGCTCGCTTTCTACCTGCACCTCTTCTTCAGTCAATGGTACGTTGAGGTCAGGTTCTTCCTCTGCGATTACCGTGGCGTCGGACGGAGCCTCAAGACCTCGTAAAGCCGCAGCGACGGTCCCCATGGTCTTTTCAAAGTGTTGCGTTCTCGCCCTGATCTCGCCCCTGAGTCGGTCACGCTCTTTTTCGTCAATCCTTCCGTCTTCAAAGGCTTCATCAACCGCTGCCTGTTCCTCTTTTGCCTGAGCCCTACTGACATCCAAAGCTTTCCCCTCTGGGTCTAGGATCGCTTCATGGACAGCCCTGATGTCGCGGGCTGTTTTCAGGTCAGGATGAGCTTCAATCTGCTCTTCTGTAAGAATCTCACCCGTTTCAGGGTCAACCTCACTTTCTAGTCGCGCTCGGACCCCCTCTACATCACCGCCAGTAATGAAGTTTTCAATCCGTGAGTCTTCAAAAACACCGTTCTCTCGGAGATCCGCGAGTCGTCGCTCAAGTACGTCATTTGCCCTGAAGTTTGCGCTGTTAAGTACCCGGACACCTGCGGACCTCTGCACCATGTTCATGAGTGCGTCGGTGATGGCACCGGCTTCACCACCAATCAGGGCTTCTCTAAACGCTTCAGAGCCATCGTTGACGATCCCGTCTTTGTCGTACAGGTGTCGTCCTGTTGCAGACAAGGCGTACTCAGAAAGCCCTTCCTGCAAGCCCTCAGCGACAAACTGCCTGCCAGCCGACTGGAGCAAGTGGCGGTTAAATTGACCTCTCGTCATCAGACCTACTTGGTCAGCCGCAGTTTCGGCAAAGCCTGAAGCGAGCCTGCTATTCATGCCCATCATGCGGGCATACTTACCAAAGGGTGCCACCTCCGTTAGACCTAAGCCAAGTCCAGCAAGCATAGCTAACTGCTCTTTAGACTTGCTAACGTCCTCTCCGGTGGCTTCTTCGTATTCCGCTACACGACGAGCCGCGTCACCAGCCATCATCAGGGCACCACTACCCATAGCCAACGGCTTACCGACTCCGGGGATCAATGAAGTCCCCATTAGGCCAGCAACCTGACCCAGTGCCATACCCAGTTGTGGTAGATGGGCGTCCCGATACTTAGGGTCGATCTCCATCATCAGGTTTTGCAAGTCGTCCCGCAGATCTTTTTCT